CGTAAATGCTCCCCAGTTAGGGGCTATACGTTACCTCAGGCGACCCCTTTGTTGGGCACGTCGAGATAGGCTAATGACGATTAAGCTTATCCTTAATCTTCATTAGAGTTTCAGCAACTTCATGGAAGTTACTGACACGGCTGTAAAACGCGGGATCCATGATCCGGTTTTGCAGGCACCGTACCGACACGTTGATGAGGTGTAGTACGGGCTTCGTCAGAGGGTCCCCCATGAGGACCCCTTGCCGAAGGGTAACCCTTCTTATATCATCCCCGAAGGGAGTTGGGTTACCAAGATCTGCTAGAAGGCCTACGGCCTTAAAGTAGATCTCACGGGGTTTGTAGCAGGTTTCCACTACAATGCCCTGTAGTATCTTGGGTATACCACATTTGGTCATCCAAGCTACTCCTAATTCTCTTGCGACATTATGTCGCAGAGAATCGGTTGCCTCTTTATAATCCGTTGAGGATATAAAGAGGGGTTCGTAGGTGTCCATCCTTTCGATGTAACCTTCGAATGGGGTCTCTTCCCTCGAAAGTAGGGAGAAGACCTCTGATCTCTCCAACTCAGACGAGAATGAGTTGAAGAGATTCCAGCCGTGGTTTGACGCTGTCATTCCAGACTGGCTGCTACGAATCCCTTTTGCAAGAGGTTCGGAGCATATCTTACTTACAAGGTCGAGTACGACCTTTAAGTACGATCGGGCCTTGGTAACGCTTCTTGCTTTACCAGGCTCCTTCACCACCGTTAGGAAGGCTACCTTAAGTAGCTCCGGTGGTGTACGGAGAACTCGGTCTAAACAGACCCAGAATATAAGTTCTCCGGCGGAGTCGAACTCATTTGGAAATTTCCATTGGTCGACCCTGCCACTATCCAGGTTCCTAATCGGGACCTGGGTAGTGGAACCGACGGAATTAACTATTTCTTTAATTGATTCCGTCGTTCCGCCTTCCTTCCGGGTTTTTTCCCAGCAGGCAGCGGACGTGATCGTTACTCTCGACTTTGTCGCGAGTCCGGTCACAGCGGCAACGGGGAGATCATTTAGGATCTCATCGATTGCCAACTTCCTCAGAGTTCGGACAGTTTCCGACTCGGGGGAAGGCTCCAGCGAAACGGTTTCAATAAATTTCCGTTTCGACTGAAGGACAGCCAAGGGGGGCGGTGTTCCGCACCCCCTTGTCTGGGATAAGATTCCTATAATCAATAGGTAATCGTATCCGGTGGCAGACTGAAGGCCCTTCCAGGTCCTCCAAAACTGCCGTGACCAGGCGCCTCCCTCGGGGGGCGGTTTGGTCACTTGTCCAAGCGTATTTCGATGAGATACTAACTTGAACCACTTCCTTGCCCATTTCAATATGGTGTAGGAAGTTCTGATGTTGATTGCCTCCATTGGCAATTCACCATCAAGAAACTCATCCCCAATTAGGAGGGACAAGTTTCCGAGTGTGAACATGTCGAATCTTTCCCATGTCCACACTTCGGCGGGATTCACCAAATATCTTTGTGTGAATATCCCGTCAACAGTCTTTAAGAGCTCAATGAGTCTTAAAGACCGAGAGCTCCGGGATCGTGGTTTCCACTCTCCCTGAGCTAGTTCCCTTCTCTCATCTGATGTCCAGATGGGATCGGGACCTCCCTTTAAAAACCGATTAATTCGGCTTCGAAGGGTCTGGGCCCAAATTCGTATTGACGAATTTGTCCCATTACACAATTGGGTAAGTTTTCTTCCCCAATGAGTGTGTCCATAGATAACGTGAAGTTTCACGTCATCATTGGAGATCTTAAAGAAACGAATTTTGTTTCTTTGAGATCCATCCCACTTCGGACCTAAAATCTTAGGTGGGAGGGGGTCCTGGAGCCTTATACCGTCTCCGGACCACACGATAACATCGGGACCTTTGGTTCCCGTTTTGTTAGCGAGAGATGAGGCCGCGTGTATCTTCCACGGGTCCTCATATCGAATACGCTTAGTGATTCGTTTCCTTAAGCGTACTTGTCCGATCGTTTCCTCTGAGAGTACGCGGTCGGAATCGGAATCTTCTGAACCAGAGTGTTCATGTTCTTCCGTCTCATTTATAATGTCATCCTGTGACATCATATTTGATATCGCTTCCGAATCCCTTAGGATTGACGAAAGTGATTCAGAGTAGGATGGTACTTCTTTTACCATTCTATTCTGTATCGGGGAGGTACGGATATTTCCGTCCTCATCGATTACCGTCTCTTCAAGGGGAAAACCCTTTTTGAGAAGGTCTAGTTGGGATTTGGACACTGTCCTCGACCCAGCTTTCGCCAAAATAAGTGCCGACGGCACTTGTTTTGTCGATAAGTAGTGCTTCCCTTCCATATAAGGGAGCAATGCTTCTGGAGTAATCGGGTTCTTATGAACCGGGTTATACCAGAGAGGAGTGCTTGTCATTTGAGACCACACCTCCTCTTCCATAATTTTTGACTGTAAAGTCGGAAATTTGGTACCTAG